CCAGCTCCGGGGCCAGCTTTTCTATGTTTAAACGCTGTTTTCCCGGATTTCCCGGCCTTCCCGGATTGGGCGAAGCGGGAAAAGCGGGCGTTTATGTGTTTAAACGGGGGTGGGAGGGGGTGGGAGCTGGGGTGGGAAGCTCACGGCATGAGCTTGCTGTTGGCGGAGGGGTATCTGGGGTATCAGGGGAAAATGGTTTAAACTATAGACACTGGGCTTGCAGGAGCGCAGTTGTCTCTCTCCTTCAGCCCCGCTTAGTTCGGGGCTTTTTTTTGGCTACCACTTCAGGTATCTGCTCGATGATGATCTCTGATCTAGGGTTCTCTGCGTCTAGCCCCCAGTATGTATGGCGCTCTTTTACCTGACGATCATTCTCATATACCAACCCTTGCATCAGGTCTAGGATCAAACTCTCATCCAAGTCGGGTCGCCTTGTTGCGTAATAGATACGCATACTTACCCTTAGATCACCAGTCATTAACTTAGCCAGTGGCGGGCATTGCAGACGGAACGTATCAGAGTAGTTAAGCGCCTTCTGAGACTTAATCAGTCTAGACATGTTTCCGAACTTAACAACCCTACGGGAATTTGCTTTACTTGCAGGCTCACCTAAAATAAATAATGAAAGCACTTGCAATTCATCCACAATAGCACTATCATAATGTTTCATCATAAAAACCTTGGAGAGAAAATTGATCATCACAAACAAGCATAACGTTCCAGCCCCGCTAGTAACGCTTGCCACTAGAGAATACTACAGCAAAGGCAAATCTTCCTATAGCGTAACAGAATTAATGTCACCACCAAAAATCAAAAGGTTGCGTGAACAGTACAACGATAAAGTAGAACAAGACGTATCAGATATGTTGTGGAGCATGCTCGGCTCTGCACTGCACGTAGTCATGGAGAGGGGCGATACGGAAGGATGGACGATGGAAGAGCGTCTGTTCCACGAGGTGGACGGGGTAACCATCAGCGGTGCCATTGACCTACAGCACGATGCCGAGGGGGGTGTGGTCATCATTGACTACAAGTTCACCTCAGCGTGGGCTGTGATGCAAGAGAAAGAGGAATGGCAAGAACAGTTGAATGTCTATAAATGGTTGGTTGAGGTAGTTAAGCGCAAGAAGGTGGTGGGTCTTCAGATCTGCGCCTTGGTGCGTGACTTCAATCGGCACGAAACAAAAGAGGGCTACCCCACTAGCCCCATCCACATGGTAGATATCCCGATGTGGGATTCGGTCAAGACTGAGTCCTATGTGCGGGAGCGCTTGGAGTTGCATCGTAACGCCAAGGTGTCTGCCGATTTCGGAGAGGACTTACCACCTTGCTCCGATCAAGATAGGTGGCAATCAGAGACCACCTACGCTGTAAAGCGCGAAGGACGCAAGACTGCGATCCGAGTGTTTAAATCAATAGAAGAAGCCAATGAACTATCTGTGAAGGAGAAGGGCTATGTCGAAACGAGACTTGGAGAACCCAAGCGTTGCACAGGAAACTACTGCGGAGTTGCCCAGTGGTGCGAACAGTATCAGGGAGAGATCAATGTCCCCGCTTGATCTACTGAAGATTAACGTCAATGACCACACGGAAAAGAAGAATGGTCTTACCTACTTATCTTGGGCATGGGCATGGGCTGAGGCGCTAAAGGCTGACCCCAAGGCTACGTTCAAGGTGGAGATGTTCGATGGCACTCCATTGATGCCCGTCGGTGGATCTTTCATGGTATGGGTAACCGTCACCATGTTTGATAAGCCAATGACTTGCATGTTGCCTGTGCTTGATTACAGGAATAAACCTATCCCTACACCCAATTCATTTGATGTAAACACATCGATCATGCGTTGTTTGGTCAAGGCTATAGCAATGCATGGACTCGGTCTATACATCTATGCGGGTGAAGACACACCCCCTGACGAGGTAAAGACGGAAGAGCCTGAGAAGAAGATCGTCAAGATAGAAACACCTACAGCAATCGCAGAGGTTGAAGTAGATACAGCGAACATGCAATTGTTTGCTGACTCAATGATTCAGTTCGTTGGCATTTGTGAGAATGAAGACGCACTGAAATCATATTGGAAAGCCAACCATCCTCAACTTGAGACATTGAAGGCATTCGATAAAACCCTCTATACGACCGTGCTTGCACGTTTCACAGAGGCTAAAGCTAACTTTATAAAGGACTAATCATGGAAGAACAGTTTAAACCCCGTGCCGACTTTGGCAACCTTCACGCAACCAAGAGCAAGATGCACGAGAAGTCTCCCGACTATTTCGGTGAGGTTGCGATTGACCCCAAAGACTTGACTAATGTGCGTGTTGAAGATGGATTACACATCTACAAACTTGGCGGTTGGAAACTGCAAGCCAAGAGCGGTAAGACATATCTATCCCTCAAGGTAGATCGTTTTATCCCTGTGCCACAAGGCGCACCAAAGACCCAGATATCTGACGACGAAGTCCCATTTTAAGGAGCCACTATGAAAACAATTAGAGAGAAGACAGCCACCAAGGCAAGCCGTATTCGTGCGTGTTTGAGTGTTAATCCCAATGCAACCGCCAAAGAAGTTGCACAGGCATGCAGTGCCACGTTAACAAACGTGTATCAGGTTAGGTACGCCATGAAAAGAGAATCCCAACCGCCACGCACGTACAGAAAGAAAACTATTGAGAAGAAGGCGGAGCCAAAGGTTCTCAAGGTCAAGAAAGAGTTTAAGTTCATTCCTGACAGATATGCTAGTGGCATTACCAACGAAGTACTTGTTACAGAGAACGAACAACTGAGAGCAAAAATCAAAAGCCTTGAACATCAGGCTGTCGGTTACAGAGCCGTGATCGACTTCCTTGAGTGGCAACTTAACTTACGTCGCACTAATCATGGCGCTACAGTTTGAAGCCCGTAAAGTTGCCTTGAAACAGGACAGGACGGGTTACGTCCTGACTATTTCTATCCACCCTGACGAGATCCCAGAGGAGTTACTGCGGGATTTCGTTGGGTCTAGATATGGCTGTGCGTTGGTTCGCATCCAAGATGATGAATCTCCCACGCCATACGTCAACAGGGTATCCAAGGCGGGAATGCTTTGCCGACTACCCATGTTCCAAGATTTTGTAAAAGCAAACTCTGAGGACGATGCTGCGGCATCATTGTGTAAACGCTGTGGTATTGCCTCCAGAACGGAATTGCATGGCAACAGCGTGGCGCAGATCACCTTTGACGAGCTAGTAAAAGAATATGAAAAATGGAGTTTAAACAATGATCCCTTCTAAAGTGAAGCCGTTTATGACGTACCTTGAACCGGACAACATAACAAGGCTACAGAAGTTCGCCAAAAAAAAGAAGATCACCATGTCTCAGGTTATCCGTGAAGCACTCAACGCACGTATGTCTGACGAAGGAGATCCATACAACGCAGGATTTAATGCGGGAATAGAGGAGAGCATTAACATCATCAAGAAGAACAAGGCATCGCAGATGAGATTCCCGTCGGGTAGTTCATTTGCTGAGTTGATGGAGATGGATCTTCTAAGCGCCAAGATACTAGAGGTGAATAATGGGTAGATTGACTACACGCTCTGGCGATAGAAATCAATGCCCAACATGCCACAAGTATTTCAACAGCACCAGTGCATTTGATAAACATCGCACGGGAGAAATGGGTACCAAGGAGCGTCGCTGCATGACGACCGAAGAAATGGAGGCAAAAAAGATGTGTTTAAACGAAACAGGTTTTTGGATTAGGAACAAAAACACAAATTTATTAAGGAGTCTACATGAGTGATATACCAGCATTTCCAAGACCATATAGCGGCACATCACAGTTTGCACAAGTAGGCATGACCTTGCGTGATTACTTTGCGGCCAAAGCTATGCAATCAATAGTTTCTAAATACGACATGGTGTCGGTTTTTGAAGATTGCGAAACAAAAGAACCAAACGGAATGTTAATTTTGTTGGCAAAGGATGCATACAAATTAGCAGACGCAATGATGAAAGCGAGGGAAGAGTGAACGACATAACATCAGACATACGCATGCTTTATCACATAAAAAAAGTTGTTCTAGAAAAATTAGAAAAAATGATTGAAGGTTGCGATAACGTAAAAGACTCAGAGGAAATACATAAAGATGCAAAATCTTTAGCAGATGCAGTTGGCAAAGATTGCCAAGCCATCGTAAGGTTTTTGGGATCAATGGCAATTGACTAAGGAGAAACCATGACAGCAGAAGATGAAGAATTTAATCGCATTGAGATGGAGTCCCGCATAAAGCAAGAGTACATCAGGGCTATACGTAAGACCACACGGGAGGAAAAGAT